GGTCAGTCTGGGGACTTGACAGACGAAATGGCATAATTTAAAAAGGTATGTGGTATGCATAAGAAAGTATTATCTGAAATAGATTTACATTATGGCACGATTGATATGCCTAAAGGTTTTGAAATAGACCGAGACAAACTTCAATCAGATATTTTATCATCACAAATTAAAAATATACAATTTCCCTACTCCAGAAATTGGGATATGTTAAATACTTATATGCGAGAGCATATAAAAGTAGAACACGGTTTTACTTTAGTAAATAAAGAAACGTGGGGAAATGCTTATAAACCAAAAGAACTATCTATTCCTTTATTAAATATAGACCCTGTGGATTTAAGAAATTCTCCTGATTATACTTTTCTGTATGGAGTCAATGTTAAAGATTGTAGTGTTAGAATACATTATGATCAAAACCGAAGAGCAGGAAGAAGTTGGGACATACCTTTAACAAATAATTCCTTTATTATGTTTCCATCTACACAGATGTATTACATAACCAACAATCAAAAAGATTCTTTAAACTTTATTTTAACTATAACTTATGAATTTATCTAATTACTTTTGGTATTTTAGTGGAGTGTTAACTCCTAAATTTTGTGATGATGTTATTAAATATGCATTATCCAAAGAGGAAGTAATGGCAAGAACGGGTGGTTATGGAGATAAAAAATTAAACAAAGAAGAAGTAAAAAATTTACAAAAGAAAAGAAGATCTGATTTAGTCTGGTTAAATGATACTTGGATATATAAAGAAATACATCCTTATGTTCATATGGCAAATAAAAATGCTGGGTGGAATTTTGAATGGAGTCGATCAGAGTCTTGTCAATTTACAAAATATAAATTAAATCAATATTATGATTGGCATACAGATCCTTGGGATAAACCTTATCAAAGAAAAGGAGATGATCCTGATAATGGCAAAGTTAGAAAACTATCTATGACTTGTCAATTAACAGATGGCTCTGAATACACTGGTGGAGAATTAGAATTTGATTTTCGAAATTATGATCCCAATATGAGAGATGAAAGTAAACATATAAGAAGCGTACCCGAAATATTACCTAAAGGCTCTATCGTAGTATTTCCTTCACACTTGTGGCATAGAGTTAAACCAGTAACGAGAGGAACGAGATACTCACTTGTCGTATGGCATTTAGGATATCCATTTAAATAGTATGTATATAAGTAACTATTTTGTAACACCTGTATGGAATGAAATTAAACCAGACTTTGTTAAATCTTTAAACAAAGCAAGTGATCCATATATTAAAGAAGCAAGAAAAACTAAAGAAGCTAAAGCTCATCTTAAAGCTCACGGAGACTTTGGTCGATCATTTCATTCAACTCAATTACTAGCGGACACTCAGTTTATGGATTTTAGAAATTATGTTGGTCAAAAATGTTGGGAGTTTTTAGATCATTCAGGATTTGATATGAATAAGTACACAACTTTCTTTGAACAAATGTGGGTACAAGAATTTGCTAAAAAAGGTGGTGGAAATCATTCAGCACACATTCATTGGAACACTCACGTCAATGGTTTTTATTTTTTAAAAGCTAGTGAAAAAACTTCGTGGCCTGTTTTTCACGAACCGCGGACAGGAGCACGAGCAACAAAATTACATATGAAACCACAAAAAGGAATATGGCCCGGAACAGAATTAGTTCATTTTAAACCTCAACCAGGGTTGCTTATATTTTTTCCAGGATATCTAGAACACGAATTTTCTGTAGATTATGGCAAAGCTCCATTTAGATTTATTCATTTTAATGTATCTGCTGTTTTAAAGGAACACTCTAAAGATGTTTAAAAAGAAAAAGTATACAATTATCCGTCAAGCAATATCAAAAGATTTAGCTGCATTTGTTGCAAATTATTTTTCTATGCAAAAACAAGTTTATGATACTTGTAAAGTTAGTCGATACTTTTCTCCTTTTGAAAATATTATTGGACAATATGAAGAACCAGATGGTCAAATACCAAACACATATTCTCAATATTCAAATATTGCTATGGAAACTTTAATGTTAAAATGTCAACCAGAAATGGAAAAAGTAACAGGATTAAAATTATACCCAGCATATACTTATGCTAGAATATATAAAAAAGGTGATGTTCTTAAAAGACATAAAGATAGATTTAGTTGTGAAATATCAACAACTATGAATCTTGGAGGTGATGATTGGCCTATATATTTAAGCCCTAATGAAAATGTAGGTATACCCGATGGTAAAAAAATCACTACTACTAGCCAATCCAAAGGAATCAAAGTAGATTTAAAACCAGGAGATATGCTGGTTTATTCCGGCTGTGAGTTAGAACATTGGAGAGAAAAATTTAAAGGCAAAGAATGCGTACAGGTTTTTCTACATTATAACAATCGTAAGACCCCAGGAGCGAAAGATAATATGTTCGACAAGCGTCCACATTTAGGACTTCCTTCTTGGTTTAAACGATGATATAATTCTTTGATGGAGGCAGGGCACCACCACATACCCCCTGCTTCCTTCTAAGGATTATATATGTTATTAGGATTTGGCGCATTTTCAGAATTACCTTTTTCGTATTCAGGTACGGAAGGTAATGTTACAGTTACAGCAGAAAAAAACAGGCTAGTTATAACTATTGGCCCCGTTGGTCAAGCTGTCTCTTCAGTTAGTCAGACATCTGGAGCGGACCCTCTTGTTCTTGGAACGGGAACTGTTACTCTTAGTGGTAATGCTAACGTAGATTTAACAACTATTGGAAGAAACCCATTAGTTTTAGGTACTGGAACTGTCACAGTTTCTGGTAATGCCGTCGTAGATTCTGGTCTTGGAAATCAGTTGATTATTAGATCGGGAACTGTTACTATTAGCGGAAATGCAAATGTAACCCCTGATAAGGTTCCATTAGTATTGACAACAAAAGAATCAGGAGTAATTACTTGGAATGAAATCATTCCGGGAGCAACTATGGTTTGGACACCAATAGACCCTTATTAATATTATGGCATCAACTTATTCAAAAGACATATCAATGGAACTCGTAACAACTGGTGAGAAAGCCGGTTTATGGGGAACAATTACAAACACTAATTTAAAAGTATTACAAACATCTGTTACAGGTTATGTAGAAGTAACTTTAAGCACAGGAACTACCACGTTAAGTTTAGCTGATGGATCAGACACAGCTAATGGAAAACATATGTACATCAAATTAATTGGTACATTAAGTGGAAATTCTTTATTAGAAATTCCGGCTACTACAACCGGGGGAACAGCTAACAGAGTATTTTTTATTGAAGATGCCACAGATAGAACAACTACTAATCATACCGTACAAATTTTTACTACAGGACAGAGTGCATCTACTTATGTAAATGTACCTACAGGAGCCAATGCTTTAATTTATTCAGTTGGAGCAACACCAGCAAGTTATATGCCTATTATGCAACCAGGTGTTAAAGAAATTGATTCAGCTTCTGTGACTGCTTACACAGCTGTAGCAGGAGATGTTATTTTAATTAAAGCGGCAACTGCTCAAGTTACAGTTACTCTTCCAGCTTCACCTATTTTAGGTGACGAAGTTACAATTATGGATGCTTCAACAACTGCTGTTGGATTTGGAACAAACCAATGTGTAGTTAATCCTAATAGTTTAAAACTTCAAAGAGGAACCGGTAATTATAATATGAATACAAACAATCAATGTATTACATTTTATTATACAAATGCCGATATGGGTTGGCAGATTAAGTCAAATAGTACATCATAGGAGTTAAGGATGCTTACGAAAATTAAGTTTGCTCCTGGCATTGACAAGCAAGACACTGCTGTCGGAGCTGATGGTCGTTGGGTCGATTCAGACAATGTTAGATTTAGATATGGATTACCAGAAAAAGTTGGTGGTTGGCAATCCTTATTAACTGATACAGCTGTAGGCGTTGCAAGAAAAATGCACGCTTTTGTTGACCAAGACGGAAATAGATATGTGGCTATTGGTACAGATAAATTTTTACTTATATATTTTGAAGGTCAACTTTACGACATTACTCCTACCAAAGCTAAAATTACAACTGTTGCTATGTCTAATGCAGATGCAACTAAAGAAATTTCTTTAACTTTTTCTGCTGCCCATAATTTAGAAGAAGGTGATATTATTTATTTAGATAATGTAACTGTACCAGTTGGTGTTGGTTTAACAGATGCAGCTTTTGAAGGTAAATTATTTCAAGTAACAAGACTAACAAGTGACTTGATTGCAGTTATTACAGGAACAGAAACTACAACTGGAGTTGGAAGTGGTGGTACTTGTGATGTAACTCCTTATGAAAGAGTGGGTCCAGCCGCTCAATCTTATGGTTATGGTTTTGGGGTAACTCAATTTGGAGGAACCGTTCAAGGTTCTGCTAGTTCTACTTTAAACGCAGGAATTACTTCAGCCTCAACTACTCTTACTTTAGTAGATTCAACAGCTTTTACAGGTACGGGTACAGTTTATATTGGAGATGATTATAGTTCTACAGGTGCAACTCAAGGTGAACTAGCAACTTATACTGGTAATACCAGCGCTGCTCCAGGAGATTTAACTACAGTAAGTAGAAGTCAAGATGGAACTACAGCACCAGCCACAACAAGTGGTGGAGTAAAAGTTCAACAAGCTACTAAATGGAGTGGATGGGGAGAAGCAGCAGATGCCGCAACTATTACTCTTGAACCAGGACTATGGTCTTTAAGTAATTATGGGGATGTATTAATTGCAACAATTGCTAATGGAAAAACTTTTAGTTGGGACTCATCTATTGTAGCACGATTAAGTACTCCTGCTTCACAAATTACTCCAGGTTATCCAACGAACAGTAATCCTACAGCGACAAGAGTTACTTTAATTTCACCAACAACACGTCACTTAATTCATTTAGGTACAGAAACAACTTTGGGAAGCGCGGATACTCAAGATGATATGTTTATAAGATTTTCTGCCGATGAAAGTATTAATGAATACACAGTTGAAGCAACTAATACAGCAGGAACTCAAAGACTTCAAGACGGAACTAAAATTGTAGGAGCGGTGGTTGCAAAAGAAAATATTCTAGTGTGGACCGATAATGCATTGTATGCAATGAAATTTGTAGGTGCTCCATTTACATTTGGATTTGAACAAGTAGGAACTAACTGTGGATTAATTGGACAAAATGCAGCTATTGAAATTGATGGTGTTGCTTATTGGATGTCTAATAATGGATTCTTTTCTTTTGATGGTACTGTTAACTCTTTACCGTGCGCGGTTGAAGATTATGTATTTGATGATTGCGACACAACTAAAGGACAACAAGTAAACGCAGGTATTAATAACCTATTTACTGAAGTCACTTGGTGGTATCCTACATCAGGTGCTACATATAATGATCGATACGTAGTATTTAATTATGGAGAAACAAATAAAAATCCATTACCAATGGGTAATTGGTATACAGGAACTAATACTAATTCAATTAGAACAACTTGGATTGATTCATTAGTATATCCTAAACCTTATGCA